ATCGTCAAGCGGGAGTGGTTCAAGCTCTGGCCAGCCAGCAAGCCCCTGCCCAAGCTCGAGTTCGTGCTCCAGAGCCTCGATGTGGCCGCCAGTGAGAAGACCCACAACGACCCGACGGTGCACATCACCTTCGGCGTGTTCAAGCCCGAGGATGGCGGCATGTGCGTGCTGGTCATCGACTGCTGGCAGGAGCACCTGCAGTACCCCGACCTACGCCCCAAGGTGGTAGACGAGTATGAGACGGTGTACGGAGAGGGCAGGGAGAAGAAGCGCGTAGACCTGTTGCTGATCGAGGACAAGAGCGCCGGAATCAGTTTGATTCAAGACCTGCGCAGGGCAGGCATTCCCATCATCCCGTACAACCCCGGGCGGGCCGACAAGATTCAGCGCCTGAACATCGTGGCCAACATCATCAAGGCAGGCCGGGTGTGGATACCGGAGTCCAGCAACCGCAAAGGGTTTGTGCGCGACTGGGCCGAGGGCATGATCAGCCAGATCTGCAGCTTCCCCGAGGGCGCGGAGCACGATGACTTCGTGGACGCCATGAGCCAAGCCCTACGCTACTTGCGTGACTCAGGCTGGCTGACCATTGACTTTCCCAAGGAATGGGTGGACGAGGACGACTACATTGACGCGGGGCAGCGTAAGAGAGAGAATCCGTATGCTGTGTAAAATCCGCCCATTTCCTCTGGAGGCCCCGTGACCCCTAAAGAACAAGCTCTGGCCATGATGGCCCTAAGCCGAGCCAAGGCGCTCCAGCAGCAAGCCGTCACCCAGCAGTACCAAAAGGACGTGGGCAACCACCTGCCTAGCCAGCAAATCCCCCAGCCTCAATGGATGCAGCAGAAGGGCATCCCCAAGTTGGCCGATGGAACGATAGGCGCCGCAGAGCGTGCAGCCGCTGGACAAGCAGCCGCCAAGATGATCAAAGCCCAGCCCCAAACCAAAGCCTCCGAGGCGCTTGGCCAATTGATGGAAAAGGGCATGAAGAAGGTCACCACCACGCAGGCAGACCGCACTCGAGTCGGTGGCGGCAACATCGGTGGGGCAGCTTTTCCTGCCATCAGTGCATCCGACCCAAACTACACGGGCAAGGCATGGGGCGTGATGGATGAGGGCACTGCCAAACGCCTGACCAACCTGACCGACCCAACCACCGTGTGGACAACCATGCTTGGGTCCGCCAACCAGTTAAAGACCAACCCGATTGTGTTTGACAAGCTGATGCGTCAATTTATCGGCTCCATGAAGCAAGGCAATTTGGCCCCTGAGCTGGCATCCAAGATCAACCACAACCTTGCCCTGACCTTTGGCGAAGGCGCCGACATCCGTGATCCACAGATCTGGAAACAGGCAGACACCTTTGAAAAGCGTGCAGCATTGGCCGACTTGATGATGGGCCAAGGCGTTACTCCTAAAAAGGGCGGCATTGCGCTTGGTGGAGAGAAAAGCGGCAAGGGCGTTATCTTCCAGCCAACAGAAACATTGATTAAAGAAACCGAGCCCACCTTACGTCACACCGAGCATGGGGGCACAACGCCTACCTTTGCAGCAGGACCACGTTTGTTTAAACTGGAGAAGCAAACGTCTTATCGACCAGACTTGCACCCCGGATTCCCCACGCTTATCCATGGCGAAGATCTTGGCCACAACATGGCGCCAGTGCCAACAGAAACATTCCTGCCCGATTTCCATGCTCGGTTCAAAGCTGAAAAGAAGAGAACGCCGGGTTACTACGACTTAGCTCTGGGCGTCAAAGGCCAAGGATTGCCCAGCCAAGAACTGCACGACGCTTACATTCGGCACTTAATCCGTGAGGGCCATGCTGAAGGCGGCTCCATTGGCCCGAGCCAAGACGAGATGCTGGCCCACGTCATGCTTCACAAGGCAGACGGTGGATCTGTTGACATCCGTGAAGTCGGGGCAGAAGAAGCCCCAGACATGCCGGTGAAGGAATATGTTGCCCCATCTGGTGGCGAGGGTTTACCCGTAGGTGGCGTAGATTTTCAGCCCCAGCAACCCGGTAAACAGTTCTTGCCCCAGCCACAACAACCGCCCGGACAAGTGCCCGGAGAGCCCGGACAGATCCCCCAGCAGCCAGCCCCGCTTACTGGCCAGCCTGCACCGTCTTTAAATGGCCCACAGGCGCCCGCGTTAAACAAGCCTAACCAGATGCTTGGCGGACCACCCATGCCGCCGTTTGGCCAGCCCAAAGGCCCGCAGAGCAACATCCTTGCTATGACGCCCCAAGGCCAAGCCATGCAAGCTATGCGCCCTAACCCTACTCCCATGCCAAACAAGATGCCTCGCATGGCCAAGGGTGGCTCTTTGTCCGTAGAGCAAATGAGGCAAGAGCTTCAGAGCAAACAGGGCAAACGGGGCAAACGGGGTACAACCCACGAGATCCACATTGAGGAGCGCGCGCTGTGAAAGGCTTTTTCTCACCCATTGACAAGCTGGCCGCCGAGCTGCCCCGCACCAAGGGCACCGGCGCCGAGTTCATGACGGAGCTGAGTAAGCGCCCCGGCTACAAACCGCAAGAGGCGCAGGACCGCGACCTGCAAACCCTGATGGCCCTGCCCAAGATGGCGCGTGAGGAGTTCTTGGCCAAGCTCAAGTCCAAGCCAGCGCAAGAACTGCAAGACACCGTACTGTCCAACGAGGGCCTCAAGCCCGGTGGTGCGTCCAACCACATGCCAAAGTACGAGGAACATACGCTCCCCGGCGGTAAAAACTACCGCGAGATCCTGATGCGGCTGCCCAAGTCACAACGCCCTGCCAAAGACCCAGCGTCTGGCCATTGGGATCAACCCGGCGTTCTGGCCCATGTTCGCGTAAAAGACCGCACCGGCCCCAACGGTGAGAAGTTGCTGCACATCGAAGAGATCCAGTCCGACTGGCATCAAAAAGGCCGTGACCAAGGCTACGAGACGCCAGACATGCGGCAAAAGGTGGAAGAAGCTCGGTTGCAACACAAACTGTTAAAACAACAGTTAGAACAAGCCAAAATAGAATCCGATAGCGCTACCCACAGCCTCAATCGTAAAGAGCCATTGTTCCAGCAGCCTGACGTGCAAGCACGTTATGAAGCAGCTCGAGTGCAAGCAAACAATGACATCATGGACTTGATGCCTAAAGTCATGAAAGCCGAGGTTGCAAAACAAGCAGCCGAGCGCACCCACAACCAAGCAATTCCCAACGCCCCGTTCAAGAAGAACTGGCATGAGCTGGCGCTCAAGAAGATGATTCACCATGCAGCCGAGAAGGGCTACCACGGCATCGTCATTACGCCCGGGCAAGAGCAAGCAGACCGGTACAAGATGACCAACTACGTTAATGAAATATCACATTACCCACGAGTGCATGCAGGAACCGGAGAAAAGTCCAAAGCAGTGCGTATAGACATGAAGAACGGCAACCCCGTACAGATTGGTCTAAACAATAGTGGGATTGTTGAAAACGTAAACAATGCAGAATATAAAAATTTGCATGGCAAGCATTTAGCTGAAATTGTTGGTAAAGATTTAGCGCAAAACATTTTGTCCAATGAGCAAGGAAAAATATCTGGCGAAGGATTGCAAGTTGGTGGCGAGGGTATGAAGGGCTTCTACGACAAGATCGTGCCCAGCTTCCTGAACCAGTTCGGCAAGAAGTACGGCGCGCAGGTTGGCAAGGTACAAGTGCCCGTTAACCAAGGCATGCACGAACCGCTGCCTGAAGGTGGCTGGAAAACAACGGCACCCGATACAAAGACCCTGCACCATTTCCCCATCACACCAGAGATGCGCGAGGACGTGACCAAGAACGGCGTTCCGCTGTACGCCGATGGTGGCAGCATCAAGCGATATGCTCGTGGTGGACCTGTTCTTGAAGATCAAGCTAACAATAGTTCTTTTGATACGCAAGGTTACCAGCCGCCTTACATACCAGCACCAGAGACCAACAATGTTGGCGCAGATATTGGTTTGTTAAATTATTCAAACCTCAATACTCCGGCAACAGCTATTGATTCTTCAACGACCAGTGGCTTAAACGCTTTGCAGCCTACTACGGGCTTGAGCACTGATTACGCAAGTGTTAATCCTTTGAATGTGTCAAACAATGTTGCACAGAACAACATCGTAAACCCAGACACGTTGAGCGCAAATGACTTGTCGTCTGGCTACCAGTTTGCAAACTCGCAAGGCGGTATTGGGTTAGATCAGTACTACCAAAACATCAACAACTACTTGGCCAACAATCCTTCAGCTCAACAACTAGCGCAAGACAAGACTGCGTTTGGTGTCAGCGATGCTGATATTGCTAGAGCTCAATCATTGTTCCCAAGCACCCAAACCGGTGGTTTGCCAGCCGATACCCAGCCAGTTACCCAACCAATTACCCAGACAACTACCCAGCAACCTTTTGGTGCTACTGACTTGGTGTCTCAAGTAACCGCATGGAAACCGTCCACCGAGTATTCTTACAACCCAAATAATCAATTTGCTGGAACTAACATTACTTTAGGTGATGGGCAAGTTGTTCCATACAATGCAGTAGTTGCTCAAATATTATCAAGATACGATCAAGATTTAAAAAATCCAGCATTAGCGGTCAAATCAGGATTGCAATTAGGTATTTCTGACGATATTTTAAGTACGCTGCCCGGGGTTGATAGTGCAGCGTTACAAGCAGGACATCAACTTATTGATTCCGGCGCATTTACAAAAACAGCAATAAACGAAGCAACAAGTCCCGGCGCAATGTACGGTCAAGAAAGAGCGCCAATTGGATCAGCAATGTACAACGCACGTATTGCTGCAGGTTTAGATGCTTATGGTTTACCGCCTGCACAAGTTCAAGCGCTCAAGGCAACAGGAAAATACAAAGAACCAATATTTTATGACCCAGCTCAATTCCAGCAACTGGCATCATCTAACGGAACTACTCCTGCCCAAATAACCCAAACCGGATTGACGGCGTTATACAACGCGGGATACAACTCGGATGAAGCTGCCCAGTTGTTTAACAAGACCTATGGAACAAATTACACATCAGAAGATTACAAGCGAGAACTAAACAACGCCGGACTGCAAAAGGTAGATAACCCACAACTGGCCGTATTTGGCGATTCAATCAGTGCGGCCATGGGCTTTAATCAAAATGAAAAAGGTGACCCCTACGCAGACACGTCCAAAGGCCAAAACCTTGCCCAGTATCTTGGCTCCAACTTAAAAGTCTACTCTGCAAATAACTCGTTGGGTGGATCAACAACGCAAGACTCTTTGCAGGGAACTCCTATCAGCTTTAACGGACAGCAGTTGCCGCTCAAGTACGGTAACTTTGCTGACTACATCACGCAACACAAGCCAGAGACCGCTGTATTGCGCTTTGGTGCCGCTGATGCCATTAAGCTAAATGACCCTGACACTACGCTCAAAAACATTGAGAACATGGTCAACATATCCAACCAGAATGGCACCAAGCCTGTTTTGGTTGGCGTAACCCCGTTTGCAAAGATGGGCGACTTCAACGCAGGCAACATCAACTCCGGTATCACGGACAGCATGATTGCCTCTGCAGATAAGATCAACGAGGGCATCAAAGCACTGGCGGAAAAGTACAAGGTGCCTTTTGTGGATATCCGGCAGGTGCCTGTACCCCAAGGTGGTTTGGTCGACGGCGTACACCCAAGCGGAGAGTACGGCAATGCAATGGCCCAATACATTGCAGACCAAATTAAATCTGCCAACGTATTGCCAAGCAAACAAAATCAATTTGCTAGCAACGGTGCCACTCAACACATGAAGACGGGTGGCAGAGTGAAACCCGTGGGTTACACTAAAGAAAAATTTACAGTTTCCCCAAGTCTCGACCAGATGATGTACGAGCTGATCAGCGTGAAACACTCCAAAAAGGTTAAATGATGGCAGATACTTACGACAATACTAACGACGAAGATCTGGACACTAACGAAGATGGCTCGGTAGATGTTGATCTGCCCGAGGATGTATCTGATGTCATGGAAATGCCCGACGGCTCTGCCGTAGTAAGCATGGAGACTACCGGACCGGAGGAGTCGCCCGACTTCTACGCCAACATGGCCGAGGACATGGACAGCTATGATCTCGACTCGCTAGGCATGCGTTACGTTGACTTGCTGGACAAAGACAAGAACGCCCGCGAGGAGCGTGACAAGCAGTACGAAGAGGGCATGAAGCGCACCGGTTTGGGCAAAGATGCCCCCGGCGGAGCTAACTTCTTTGGTGCCAGCCGTGCTGTTCACCCCGTCATGGCCGAGGGATGCGTTGATTTTGCCTCCCGAGCCATCAAAGAGCTGTTCCCACCAGACGGACCAGTGCGCACTAAGATCCTCGGCAAGGTTGATGACCTCAAAACCGAGCGTGCAGAGCGCAAACGGGACTTCCTGAACTGGCAAATTACCGAGCAAATTGAGGAATTCCGCGATGAGCAAGAGCAAATGCTCACCCAACTGCCCCTTGGCGGCTCCCAATTCCTGAAATTGTGGTACGACGAGCAGAAAAAACGTCCAACAATCGAATTTGTGCCGATTGACCGCATTATTTTGCCTTTTGCGGCCTCAAATTTCTACACGGCGCAGCGTGCAGCCGAGGTTCATGAGATTACCGAGTGGGAATACAAGCGCCGTATCTCTAACGGCATGTATATCGACACCGCCCGCATGACTTCTGGCCAAGAACCGGACCAAACCCGCGTTCAAAAGGCCAATGACAAGATTGAGGGCAAGCAATTCCAAGAAAATGACGACGGATTGCGCAAGGTCTACCATATTTATGCTTATTTAGAGCTGGAAGACGACAAATACGCCAAAGGCGAGTCCGCGCCCTACATTATGATGGTTGACGAGCAGAGCTCGCAGGTCATTGGCCTCTACCGTAACTGGGAAGAGGGCGACGAGACTATGACCAAGCTCGATTGGATCATTGAGTTTAAGTTCATCCCATGGCGAGGCGCCTATGCGATTGGTCTGCCGCATCTTATTGGTGGTCTATCTGCTGCTCTTACTGGAGCTCTTCGTGCTCTGCTGGACTCTGCTCACATAAACAATGCAGCGACCATGCTCAAGCTCAAGGGCGCCAAGATATCTGGCCAAACCCAGCAGATTGAGGTCACTCAGGTAGCCGAGATTGAGGGCGCCCCGGGCGTGGATGACATCCGCAAGATTGCCATGCCCATGCCGTTCAACCCGCCCAGCCCGGTGCTATTTGAGCTACTAGGTTGGCTGGACAATGCAGCCAAAGGCGTAGTTACTACATCGGAAGAAAAGATCGCCGACGTCAATTCCAACGCTCCGGTAGGCACGACTCAGGCCCTAATTGAGCAAGGCGCTGCCGTTTATTCCGCGATCCACGCAAGGTTGCACCAGTCGCAAGCGCGCTTGATCAAGGTGCTTTGCCGCCTGAACCGTTGGCATTTCCACGAGATGCGCAAGGGAGAGATCGTTGAGGACTTGGAAATCGAGCGCGATGACTTTGATCGCAACACCGACGTCATCCCAGTATCCGACCCGCACATTTTCTCCGAGACGCAACGCATGGCCCAGATGCAGGCCGTCCTGCAACGTGCAGATGCGCACCCCGAGCTGTACGACGCCAAGGCCGTGGAAGAGCGCTTCTTGAAGCAGATCAAGATCCCCAATATCAGCGAGCTGCTCAAGGACGTACCGGCGCCAGAACAGCGCACACTGGCCGACGAGAACGCCGCCATGTCACTTGGCCACCCGGCTTATGCGTACATGCAGCAGGACCACATTGCCCACATTCAAGGGCACTTGATGTTTGGCATGGACCCCAACTTTGGCGCCAACCCATTTATTGCACCGCAATATTTGCCTAACGCAATTGAGCACATCAAACAACATATGACCCTGTGGTACCTAAACCGCATGAATGGCTATGTGGCCAACCTGCGTGACGGCAAGCCCGTGGATGACTACGACAATCCTAAGCTCACGGCCATCATCGACAAGCTGTATGCCACCGTTGGCCAGCACGTTGCCTTGGACAGCCAGCAGGTGTTCTCGCAAATCTTGCCGCAGCTCCAGCAGCTTATGCAGGCCCAGCAGCAGAACAAAGTGCCACCGCAACTTCCGCCAGATGCTCAGGTGGTCAAGGACACCAGCATGGCCGAGACCCAGCGCAAGGCCGCCAAGGATACGCAAGACGTACAACTGGCTCAGGCTCGCATGAAAGACGAGCAGCAGCGTGCCGTTGCAGATATGCAAGCCAAAGCGCAAGACGACCAACGCGAAGCGCAGCTCAAACTGCAACTGGCCGCAATGGACAACGAGACTAAGATCAAGATTGAGAATGCGCGCCTGACGCATGAGACCATCCAACAAGCAAACCAATTGGCGGTAACGCCACCACCGGCAGCAATGCCACAACCCCAAGGAGTTCCAAATGGCAACCAGTGATCAAGAACAACGCGGCATTGATGTGCGTCAACACAAGCGCTTGGCCATGGGCGAGAAGCTCGATGGCAGCAGCATGCAACCCAAGGGCCAGTCCCAGAGCAAGCCTCAAGGCGGCCTGAGCCACGTTAAAGCAAAGAAAAAGTGATATCGGAATTGATCCACTTGATCAAACAGCGGCAGGCCGAGATACGCCTGTCGCTAGTAGAGACCCCTGTGGGGAATTACGAGGCGTATACGCGTCTTGTAGGTGAGTACCAAGGCATCCAATGGGTTTTGGATTCCTTGAACGCGAAACTCGCTGAGAACGATTAAGGCCGAAAGGCCCCAAGTGGCGCTGAAATATGCGCTTTTTTGCACTGCAATATGTGCTTTGTCGATAGGAGTGAGTATGAGTGAAAACCCAATCCCGTATATCTCGGGAAGTGAAAGTGTGTCGGACCCCATCGAATTGGCGTGGGCGTTTCCTGACGTAAAGCCGGGGCAGTCGCCCTTTGGCGGACGAGTGATCATCCAGCTTCGACGCATTAAAAAGAATGCGGGAAAAATCATTTTGGTTGAAGAAACCAAAGAGAACGAGAAGTGGAACAACATGATCGGCAGGGTGGTGGCAATTGGGCCTTTGGCCTTCAAGAACCGCGAGACCATGGCCTCTTGGCCAGAAGGAAGCTGGGCGCAAGTAGGCGACTACGTGCGTGTACCCCGTTGGGGCGGAGACCGCTGGGAGCGGCCTGTAACCAACGAGGAGAACGGTGACCTCAACCCCGTGTTGTTTATGACCATCAATGATCATGAGCTTATTGCCAAAGTAACGGACGACCCTCTGTCGTTCAAGGCCTACGTTTAAGGAGAAATTATGGCTACCGAATCCAAAGAAGAAGATCTATACGTTGAGGAAGGCCAAGACGGCACCGCAACCGTAGAGCTACCAGATAATTTAATGCCTGATGAAAGCTCCGACGAGCCAAAACAACAGGCATCAGACGATGGCGATGATGACCATCCTGATGACACCGAAGCGGTTCGTGCTGCACGAAGAGCTCGCCGCCGGTCAAAAAAAGATTTAATTCGCAAGACCAATGAGGAAAAAGACGTCCGTTTGCAGCTCCTGCAGCGTCAAAATGAGGAGCTGATGAACCGTTTGTCTCGAGTAGAGCAGCGCACCCAACAGCACGACGTCAGCCGAATTGATAAAGCAATTGAGGACAAACAGGTTCAGCTTGAGTATTACCGTATGAAACTAGCCGAAGCCACTAACTCTGGCGATGGTGAAAATGCAGTTAAAGCTCAAGAGGCACTTTACGAGACCAAGCAGACGATAAACCAGCTTGCTCAACTTAAACAACAGGCAAACCAGCCTGCGCCTGCACCACAAAAACAAATTAACCCAAGCGTGCAACGCCATGCCGCCAAGTGGTTAGAGCGTAATGATTGGTACAGACCCGATCTTTCCGACA